CCGGCAACGAAAGGGTGCCTGTCGCGTAGTAATTGATTAACTTTTTCAAGCTCTTGTCTGAGAGTTGATGCAAGTTGCCATGCAGAACGTTCATCAAAGTACCATCCATGTAGTTCTTGTTGTGTGAGGATTTCTGCTGCTTCATGTTCTAGCGTGATCCATTCAGGTATGGTTGAAAATGGTTCCAAAGTTTTCTTGTGACAATAACATCTTGTATCATGTAGTCTTCCATTTCTGGTGACCACTCTTTCCAATCTGCGTCCTTGCAATAATCACCCTTAGCTTCGTTGAGTCGATAACCCCATGCAGCTAGTGAATGCGACCCGTACAGTTTGAGTGGCATACCATCCCAAGTCTTTTGTTTATCGATCTCTATTAAGTTCGGGTGGTAAAGACGACTAAGCAGAAGAGTATCCAAGCAATCACCAACACGTCTAAACCAGGGATAAAACTTAGTGATGATGCTAAGATCATAATTAATAATGTTATGACCGATAACATAATCAGCGTCTTCGAGGTATTGGATACCGCGAACAATAGGTTCCGCCGCTGGTCTTTCTGTAGCTGATGTAAACGATTGATCATTAAAGACCATCGTTTTTTTAGTGTCGGTGTCGTAGATGCAAAGACAATGGATTTTAGTAGCATCATTAAGAAGCCCGTTTGTCTCCAGATCGAAGATCAGCATTTTTCCAGTGGTAAGTTTTGTCTACGAATTGTGCACGTTTAACTGCCTCTGCACTAGGAGGGTTTGGTTTATGCAATGATAAATCAATGCGAAATTCTGTACCGTCTTTAATAAACTCTTCATTCATTGCTTCATAATCAGAAATCTGTTGTGGCGTCAAACGCTGTTGGTTCTGCAGTTTCATTGAATTTACAAGTGGATAGGTCATAATTTAATCGACAAGCAATGCCTGTTTCCCCAGAGTAGCGATTCTTGAGAACTCTAACAACTGTATCAGAGTGTTTAGTTTCACTCTGTTGATCTCTTTCGAGTCCAATAACTGCATCGCTAAGTTGAGCGATTGCCGCACTTCCTCTAAGTTGTCCGAGTGTAACACGTGCACCTTCTTCATGGTTTTGATCGGATGATCCTCGTTTTAAATGTGATACTAAAAATAATGATATACCAGTGCGCTCAACAAGTGAACGTAAGCGGGTCATCGTTTGATCTATCATGCGCCGTTCATCACCATCAAGACCACTCATTAGAATGGATAGGTGATCAAGGAATACGATCTTACAATCAAGACCTGAAGCTAAGTATTCTATCCTGTTGTAAATAATATCAGGATCAAAACTACCAAACCCATCAAAAAGATAAAGGTTCCATTGATTAATACTAGAGTCAAATGCTTTTGTAAGTTCATCATGGGTATGTTCCCCTAATGCTAGGTTATTACCTACAGCAGCAGACATCAAGCCTAAAGCTGTACGGCGGTTTGACTCTTCAAGTGCCAGGTATCCAACCCGTTCTC